CAACATTGACAAAGAGCAAACACTTTCAAGAAAGAAAGAAACATTAATACATGAGACAATACATGCTATACTTACCAATGCTGGCTTTGCAGAGCAAGATGAGCATTATATTGACACATTAGCTAACGGACTATTCCAATTAGGTGTAGGAGACTTATTGTGGCAAAAGAGAGGAGATAAGTAATGAAGGTAGCATTAATAACATTAGCAATGATTTCTGGAAAGCTATGGTTTTTTTTAGAAGGATTATTTATCATATGCCTAGTAAAGGTGCTTAAGGGAGTAATGAAGTGAAAAGAGCTATAGTTACTCCCGACAAGCACTTTCCATTTGAAGACAAGAAAGCCATAAAAGTATTGTGTAAGGCTATTGAGCTTGTTAAGCCAGATATATATATTGATTTAGGGGACACGGGTGAATGGGAGTCTGTGTCCCATTGGCAATGGAAGAAAAAGAAAAGACCTCCATTGGAATACCAGCTACCTTTTGTTTACAAAGAAATAGAAAAAGTAAATAAAGGCATGGATATTATAGATGCTTCTTTAGATAAGGCTGGAACTAAACAGCGTCACTTTATTGAGGGGAACCATGATGATTGGCTTAATAGATTTGTTGAGGAAAATCCATACTTGGCTAATGATATTCTTGTTAAGAATGCACTTAAACTTGCTGAGCGTGGATACAAGTACCACAAGATTGGCAAGATGCTTAAGATTGGTAAAATCAATTTCTATCACGGACATCATTTCGCTGGCATTAATCATACTCGTAACCACTTGCTTCGCCTTGGTGGTAATGTTATGTATGGACATCATCATGATATACAGCAATCATCCATTACTCATATTGACGGGGTTAAATCAGCATGGTCAATAGGATGCTTAAAGGACATGAGAGCTGAAGCTAATGAGTGGTTAGGCAACAGACAACATAATTGGCAACATGCATTTGCTATTGTAGACTTTCATAAGAACAGAAACTTTAATGTAACTGTTCATCAGATAGTAAATGGGGTAAGTACAGTTGATGGTAAAGTTATCAAGGCTTAGTGAAAATAAGAAAGATAAAGAACAAAGACTATTATCTATTTGATAATGAGACTGAGTTTCAAGAATGGCATCCAAAACAAGTATTACATCATGACTGGAGAACTGCAAAGTTAGAAGAATGGGTGCTATGTGACGATGGTCAGGTATGTCAGGTTTTAAAAAGAGGTTCTTTAAAAAGAGGTAATGTGTATGTTGACTACATTAGAACTGTTATAGGTTCCTTTGTTTGCAACAAATCAACAAAGATGAAAGGAGCAATGAGAAAGAACATGTATTCTTTCGGTGCTCAAGATAAAACAGCTTATGAAGTAGTTAAAGAAAGAAAGTCGCCTACAAGAAAAGAATTTTTATTTGCTAAGTATGTGGCAAAGGGTGAAGATACAGTAGATGCATTTATGAAAGCATTCCCTGCTAAAAGCAGAAAACATGCTAAAAAGAATGCAGGTCTACTTATGAGTACAAAAAGGATACAAGGTTTGATACGAGAAGAAATAGAAAAGGTAATGAATGAGGCTGAGATAACGCCTCTTTACATACTTGAGAAGATGAAAGACATTATTGAGTCAGAAGCATCTAGAGATAGTGATAAAGTATCTTTATTGAAAGAACTTGTTGCTATAGCTGGTATGAGAGATACAGAGAAGAAGTCTGAATCTGTTACTTTGTTTCAAGGTTTTTCAAGTGAACAGCTTGATGCAATAAGTGGCAATAACACACAAAAGCTTGCAGAAGCTAAAAAGGAAATAGAAAGTTGAATCTATACGAAATATGCCTTCAAGTCTTAGAGCACGCCAACAATTCTAATAGGAACTTGGATAACGATATGGATGTTCAATTAATAGCAACTGAGATATATGAGTTGTTTTATGAGCACCAAATGTTTCCAATTGATAATTTACAAGAATATTGGAACTTTAAAGAAGACTTTGATGAAGACGAATAAGTTAGCAGTATACGGAACACTAAGAAATGGAAAGAGAGACACACATAGTGTTAATGGGTTTTCTTTAGTCTTTCCGGGGCACAGGCATTTTCCTGCCGCTTTGCATGATAGAGATGCAAAAGGTATGGTTGTTGAGATTATGGATGTAGACAAAGCAGACATAGCAGGTTATGATATATATGAAAGTATAGACACAGGTCTTTATGAAAGAAGAATTGTTAAGGTTCATAAAAAAGATGAGGTTATAGATGCTTGGATGTATACTATTGGCCCTGCTCTTATGCAAGGAACAAGTGTGTTTGAAAAGGTTCCTAAGCAAGATTGGTTATCAGAAGAGTGCCTAAACCTAAGAAAATAAACATAAACAAAAACAATGTGTCTGACAAAGAGAGAGTTCTTGAGTTAGCAAGAAAAAATATTATATCCTTTGGTCAGTTGTTTTTACCAGATGATTTTATGAAGTCAACTCCTGCCGCATATCACTATGAATTAAATAACTTACTATTAGATGAGACCAAGAAAAGAAACTGTATTATACTTCCTAGAGGGCACAGTAAGTCTACATTAGCTAAGACAGCGTTACTATACCATCTTTACTTTAATCCAGAGGGAAAGAAAGAATTTATTGCTTGGGTTGCTGAGGAACAGTCTCAGGCTATTGACCATATCAAATACTTACAAAACCACATAGAAACAAATCCTGCACTTAACTATTACTTTGGTAGCATACAAGGAAGTAAGTGGACTGAGAAAGAGTTTACAACTAGCAAAGGAGATAGGGTTATAGCAAAAGGTACATCTCAAAGACTTCGTGGTCGTTCTCAACTAGGATTAAGATATACAAAGATTATACTTGATGACTTTGAATCAGAGTTAAATACAAAAACTCCAGACAGAAGAAGAGAGATTAAAGAGTGGGTTATGTCAACAGTAGAACCTGCACTTGAAAATTCAAAAG